AAAACCCGCACAGTAGTGCGGGTTTATTTGGTGGACCACCAGGGGTTCGAACCCTGGACACCCTGATTAAGAGTTTACTTATGCACTACTGATAAACCCTAGAAACACAGTATTTTACTGCATCTTATACTTTCTTATTTACCTATATTTCTACATATTTTTTAATAAAATGATGTCAAAATGATGTCAAAATTGCAAAAAAAAATAAGGGCACCTACTGTAATAGTAAGTGCCCTATATTTAACTAACAAAAGTTGTCTGCATATCCACCTTTATGCAGTAAGGAGATATTGGATCACCTCCACGTTATTTGCGTAACGCACCGGCAAGAAATAATGCTACGTTGCTAATAGCCCATGTATCACGTTGCCGGCGTAACCTTTGTTCTGTCTTTTTATTATTCTTTATTTCCGCTTTCAACTCGTTCAATGATTCGGAGGCTGTTTCCAATGAGCTCGCCTGCTCGGTTATTAATTCCGATGCTTTCGCTAACTCTTGCCCCTGTTTCTCGTTGATAGTTTTGAGCTCGGCCAATTCCTTGCTCCGTTCTTCGTTGATAATCTTCAATTCGTTCAATTCGGTCGCTTGCTTGGCGGTTAAGGTCTGAGCCTCGTTCAATGACAAGTTTGAGCTCTTGATTAAGGCGTCGGCTTGTATCAAGTTCCCTTTGAGTTCGTTCCAACTTGTCAATGGCACGTTGATAGTTGCCTCTTGCGGTGAAGTATCCGTCAATGAGTTGGCATGCACCAATGAGGAGCAACACACAACCACAAACAAGAATAAGCCGCTTAACAGTAATTTGAGATTTAACTGCATTGATGTAGTTCGTGATTTTCTCATACATACATAGCCCCCTTTATTTAGTCGAGATCATTCCAACGTGCTGCATATCCCCTAACATCAACATGCACGAAGTCTTGGTGATAATAGCAACCAATTCCGTCCGCACCACATTCTTCGGCAATTTGTGCAAGATAATCAACATCAATGCCATCGTATGTAATGTCGGCGGCTGTACCCTCTACATGCTGAGAATTAGGCACGCCCCCTACTTCCTCATTATGTTCAGGGCAACGATAACCGCTATTAATATATAACGGAACGCCTAAGCGTTCACGAATTCTATCAAGTAAGTCGACCAATCTTTTGTCAATGATATGGTCCAATTTATTATGCCCATTTTCATCAACCTCATGGCGATGGCAACTACAAGCGAACTCGTAGTCATCAAAGTATGTTCCAATTTTCATTATATGCACCTCCAATTAAAAATAGGGCCACAATTATGCAGCCCTATATAAAAACCTTATTTCTTTAAAAGCATGTCAATTTTACTTTGAACTAAATCTAACAACCCTGTAATGGTAGTATTGCCACCGTCTCGTAGGTTCTCCAATATAGAAAGGAACTCAACCGAGCCAAGATATAGCCATACTAGATTTACGGCAAAGGCATAATTGCCTGCCATAAAATCAAAACACCATGCACCGGCAGTAGCTAGGCAATATGTTAATACCTTTGTTACAAAAGGTTTTCGCATGTGCTTGGACGATATGAGCCCCTTGCCCCATGCAGCAGGAATAGCGATATATTTATCTGAACCACTAATATTGTCAGGGTTAGCCCCTAAATCAATTAACATTTGGTAACTGATGGCAGACCATTTTGTGATTAGATCTAAAAAGACAAGCAATATGAATATACCTAAAACTTGTACATGTTTAAGCCCTAACATGTAAATGCCGACTTCTGCTATTACTGCCAATAAAGCCTTGATTGCAAATGACTCAGTAAGTGTTTGCCATGCGTCACTCAAAAAGTTTGTTAATTCTTGCATTATCGCTCCTTTGCCCTAGATTATAGATGGTCAACTGTATTGCCTGCACTAATATATTTATGTTGGCTATCAGACCATTCAATTCGAGAGGATTGGAACCAAACATCATGCACACCATATTGCAACGTACCCATTTTAATCGGAGTGCTATTATTATCACCGTTAGCGAATGTAACATTTTGAGGAGTTTCCACTATGATCGGAATATTTCCAATCGCATGGCCGTTTTTATCTATAAAACTGCCATTTCCTGTTTGAGGTTGCACTTTCCGACTCGTTTTGATTAAGATACTATCAATTTCAGATACTAACCATTTACCGAGCATTTTAAGAGCATTATATCCAGTAAAGTTTGTTACATTAATTTCTAACTTGCGACCAAATAGCTCATATTTAACGCCATTTTCTGTATAAGTGTCGTCTGGTGTTCTAGTATTGTCATGAATACCAGCGATTACAGTTTCGCCTACTTTTTCGCCAATAAAGTTGTGATAAGTCAAAGGAATATCATCAACGCCCAATGGCTCGATAGAGATGGATCCAGTTCCATTATCGTCAATCTCGAACGGAGTTTCCATGCCTGCAACTTTAACAAAGTAATGAGGCTCGCCCTCCACAGCGATAATACGTTGACCTTGTAATACGTTAGGTACTTTCAACTGTTTAAATCCAGTACGTGGGAACGCTTTACCTAAATTAGAAATCACTGCAGCCAATACATCTGCAATAGAGTTAGATTTACACCAAACATTGCCATTCAACAACATTCTGCGTGCCTCATCTGCAATGGCACCAGCTTTTAGGCTATCTAACCATTCTTGTTGAGTGCCTTTAAAGCCATTTAGTTGTGCAATATCATATGCACTTAAACCGTCAGCACCATTGCGACCGTCTTGGCCGTTTTCACCTTTAATTCCAGGAATGTTTACATTTACATTCAATGGCTTACCGCCTAATGTAACCAAAATTTCTTGAAGTGTGTTTGTTTCTGCCATGATTTTGCTCCTTTTAATTAATGCATAGATACATCATGAATAATAGTAATGTCCCCCATAATCAACTTATGAGAGACATTATTTTGAATGAGAAAAACATCGTATACGGCCTTAGTGTATATCTTGTTAATCTCTAATGTTGTTTCTTTGGAGATAGTAACAAATATAGTTTTATCATTTATAACTGTTTCAGCCTCACAAAGTAACTTGCCTTGTTTAGTACGAACCTTACATGCGGCACTAGCTTGGCTTATATCAATATCATCTGTGATTGTATAAGCTCTTCGCCAATCTTCGCCGATATGTATCGTTTCGTTTACTCGTTTAACTAGATCCATATATACACCCCTTACCAGAATGAAATGATAAGTAAATCAGCCTCGCCATAATAACCAAATCGACCGGAGTTGTAGAAATAATAGAAGTACCCCTCTTTAGTTATACCGCAACCTCTAAACCATTTAGCATTGTCCCCTGCACCTCCGGAACCACGACCATATGAGAAAATTCCACCAACTGGAGCATCACCATTAGGGTAGAATACACGGTTTTGTAATGGTTCCCCATGCAACCAATGACCGCCCTCTAAATCGTCTATTCTACCGCCACCCGGCCTATTATTCCAATACATAGAGTATTGATTATTAAAGTCATGAATTTTATTCATATCACTATCATTGAAATAACGTCTATTTACAGAATATGCTGCACCGGCTTTCATTTTGACATTTGTCAAATAATACAAACAACGTTCATAGTTGTATCCGGATGGCAAGGCAATTTTTTGTCCACTAACAACATGAATGCTCATAAAATTAGTATTTTTTAACGGCTCACCATTAGCATATACGCTGTTGGCGTCAATTCTTGAACCTGTAATATTTACCCCTCTAATGTTACCGTCAGCATCAACGCTAAACGTATTAGACGCATTTTTGATAACAGTACCAGTAATTGTACCGCCTCTTAAATCACCAATATTGGCCGTGATAGATGATAAGCTATCGACTTGCATTTTATCAGCAGTAACTGAACCGGCTTGCAGCATGCCTTTTGTAATGATGTTATTTTCAAACAATGCATCGCCAGTAACATGTAATAATTTACCCTCAATACGTGTACCTGCTGGGCTTAAATTGATACGGCTTACAAGTGTGGCACCGTCAAGGTTATTAATTGCATTACTTACTTTTAACTCAATTCCGTTTGAGATTTGAGTTATTTGTGTGCCTAAATTAGTGTTTAGATCACTAATGCTATGTTGGAACGCATTGGCTTGGTCGATGAGTTTGCTTTGAAAACCGTCAACGCTAGTTTTAACTATTCCAACTTCATTTTTTAAAGCCTTTACTGCCTTATCCATATCAGATATGCCAAGTTCTTCCATATCAAGCAATTTGCTGTCGATTTTGGCTTTTACAGTAACATTTGTTGCATCGGTTCTTGGTCCCTCACCAAATATATCGACATAAGCAACGCTAACAGAATATACACCGGACTCGATAGGAATACTCATTGCGTTAGTAGATGTGAAATATACAGTATTATCGACATAGACATTGGCACCTTTACAGCCGGTTGGAATATTTTCAAATACAACTCCGATACCGCTAATAGTACCAGTTAATTTGACATTCGTAGGCTTAGGTGGAATTGGTACGTTATATGTAACCTCAGCCGGTGCCCCATAGCCTTTTGATGGGTTATGTGCATACAAATAGACTTTGCCACTACGTTCACGCAGCATGCCACTATAAGTAGTGTTGTTACTTTTACCAATCAGACCATCGGTTTGCCCTGTTCGTGTATCTAAACGTAATTCATAGAAATCGACGTCAGCGTTACGAACTTCAAGCCAGTTGAAATTGGCCTTATCACTAAACGTAATAGAAAAGCCCTGTGGTGCATTAGGAACTTCCGTTTTCATGGCTACTGTAATGGACTTTGTAACACCTTGCGAAGTGTTTCCATGTACGTCCTTAACAATAGCCTTTACTTCGTAAGTATGTCCAAGTTCGCAGCCACTAATAGAGATTTGACCGTTACCATTGCCGCCATATTTCCATTTTGCATTGCCCTCACGGTACCACAATTCGACCGTATCAAAACTATTGATTTGAGGTACATCGAATTGAGCTACTACATCAAAGGACAATACACCGTTGCCAATCTCGTAATATTTAGTATATAACGTTAAATTATCAACTTCTGGGATATAGTAGGGAACGATTTTATAAGTGTACTCTTGCACCTCATCAAGTCCCTGTTCATTACTACCAAATAGATTTAATGAAGTGAACTTGAGATATATCGTCTTATTTATATCTTCTTTACGGTAAGGGTAACGGAATAAAGCCTCGTCAACTCTGACAAATCTTTCATTTGCACCATGATTAATGGCCTTAGTTCCATATTGGCCACGAACTAAACCTCGCAACGTATACCAATTATCCGGATGAGTTTCTACAGTTTCATAGCTCAACGCCTCGCCATTTATCCAACATAAGGTATTGGCACGTTCAGCATCGACATGTGTTGCAGTTTTCAACACACCTTGATTGAGTACTACATCGCATACATTCGCAGCCTTATCAAACGCATTTTTGGTTCTGCCCATTCTAGCTTGTTGAGTGATAGATCCTATACGACGATAATTCTCACCTGTATCAGATACCCATACGGAGCAACCACCCCAACCGCTCGGAGCATTAACCCCAACGAATACATGATTGCCACCTACATCGCCAACGGTTTGGAATATGGCAACATCATTTACGCTTGGTGCAGCTTGGTTATAATCAATAAAAGGCCGTTCGTTTTCATGTACATTGTACTTGGCTGGAGCATAGGTACCTGGAGGTTTACCCTCGGCAGTTATTTCAAGCTGTCCGTCTGCTGCCTCAGATACAGAAGTTATAACGACAATTTGATTATTTAAGCCACATAATTCATCGGTAAGAGTAACAAGGTCGCCTGGCTCCAATCTACAGAACGCCCAATCTAAATGGAATGTATATTGGTTTTTAGCATATAGCCGTTTCATGGCTAATTGCTCTGCATAGTATTGTGCCCTAGCCTTAGTATATAGATAATGTGCAGACTTCTTGGAGGCTGGCTTTAAACCATTTTTTTGCACATCGGCTACAACCTCGAAAGCGACTGTTTCCTTTTCATAACTATTTGCACGATTAATGAATTCAACTGTAGCTTGGTTATAACTTTCTGAGCTGTCCTTTCGCTTATACACAACTAACTGTCCATCGCTAGCCGGAATAAGATCATCTGAATTCAAGTTATATTGAATTTGATTGTAAGGAGTCCATGTTCCTATAGGCTTATCGGCTAATGGTACGATTTTAAGGCGGTCTGTAGACCAAAAGACAAGGCTGTTTGTAATCTCAGCTATATCATTAATTACAGTTTGAGCCTTTGTACTTTTACTGTCTGGAGGTGTACTGATAAGAATATCAGCTGCCTTGCAATATTCCCTGTAGTGCTCCAAACCGTCAATATTAACATCATCAATGCCAATAGACTTTAACACATGCACGATATAATCGGCAGGGTTTACATCAACACCGTCGCCAGTTTCTAGGAGCTTGCCTTTTATTTCAAAGTTGTATTGCGGTAGACTTCCTCGTTCTCCTAAATCTACCACACCGGCCATATATGCCAAGCCACTATAAGGCAATGCCTTATCCGGATGTTTAGATAGAACATAAGGCCACGGAGCTTGTCCATAATCACCTTTATATGCAGTAAGCTCAATCTTTTCATTAGGATAATCGTATATTTCCTTATCTCGCCATACTTTGCCTATACCCTGAATAGGGCCCTCACATAAGCCAATAGCACATGCCACTGTATATGTATAGGTTATTTCAGTATGCTTTGAGCCACCACCCTTGCCAGTTCGTGTAGTGGTTTTGTGCTCATGAGGGGTAAAATCATCGTAATAAATAATATTGCCACTTAATCGTGTAGTGCCAAGTACTTCTGGAACTACCTCACCATAAGAGGCAGTATTTATCATGAAGTCGGAAATCATATCAGCACGATTGGTCGTATTCCGTCCTCTAAATAGAAAACCCATTATTTACCCCCTTTCCTAAATCTGTAAACCGCACGTAAGCGACTTTTTCCCTTTGCGTCATAGAATAATACATCGTCAATAGATGAATAGATTACGCCTAGATCAACAAACGCATGTACAACTAAATTATTGCCAACATAGATTGCACCGTGAGAAATGCAACGCCCATATTGGTATAACAAGAAATCACCGATACGAATATCATCAATAGGAACCTCGTCAGCTACTTTTTGAACGTACTTTAGGTACTTTTCTTCTGAGCGATGTAAATGCCATTCATTCGAATAATTCTCTATTTCTAGCTCATCACGTTTCATTAGGCCACTATCAACAACTGCAGCAACTAATAAATAGGAGCAATCGACGCCAACACCATGAACCATAGTATTGTTTTGATACGGTGTGCCTATCCACTTTTTTGCAGCATCGGCGATCATTTCACCTGTTGTCAATTTCATCGTATCGTCTCCTTTAATGGAACATAAGGCGTTGCCCTGTTCCTACTAAAATTATTAAATTTAGCCTTGCAAGTTGCAGGTGTTTTATCGCACCCCGGATAGATATATGCCACATCGCCAACATTAGGTGTTGTATTCGTAGCACTCATATAAACGATTGAGTTCGTAGCACTATCCATAATTTGAGTTGCTTGCCCTGCTAGTGGTCCGCTTATCCATTCCATACCGCCGGCAGTATAAAAACCGTTTTCAAACGAAGTATCGACTTGCACGTTATTAGTACCTATTACAGCGGTAACAGTAACACGCTTACGATATTTAGTAATATCAACGCCACATTCTTTTGAATATACAGAATAAGGACATTGCGGATAGTATCGTCTGTTCGGATATTCGATATTAAGCCTTTGGACTACTGATTTTGCATTTATCTTTAATGCAAAGCCTCCGCCTTGACTAACCTCACAAATACCCTTGAATAGATCAATACATTCGATTACATTCCCTTTATCGTCAAAGAAAGCACGTCTCAAATTTAACGTAGCACCGTCTAAGCCACCATTATGAGCAACAGTTAGAACAGGAATACCACCAATTTGGTCGGACTGATTAGCAGTTATTGTAACGTTCAACTTATCAACGCTAACAGTACTGGTTGTAGAAATCTTTTCACGCACAATAATTGGCCCATCGCCCTTATATGTGTTTCCGCCATAACTAACATCAATGTCAGTATCGGCCCAGTAGTACGAAATGCCACTTTTAAGCCTTAACTCGTACAAGTCGCAAGATACAAATGTCTGTGAGTTGCTTAAATGAACGCTTAATGCCTCGCTAACTTGTTTCATTTATAATCACCTCACTGTAACCAATTTAAACGATTTAGACTTAAATACGTCTTTAAAAACGGCCTCGTCTGTATAATCACCACTGAACATTACTTTCCAATAATATGTATAATCAGCAGTAATAATAGCGGTAGGAGATACCCTAACACCTGCAGCCAATCTTATAACGCCTTTATCTGATACGGCATTAACTTGCGTACCATTAGCGTATAATTTTAGGTTCTCAATATGTGCTACTGGTTCCCTAAAATCACCATATAAGCGAATTGCTTGCCATTCAGATTGTGCACCAGTTCCAAGCCTTACGCCTTTCTCCTCATGGTCCTCTGGATCTAGCCATAAGAACGGAATAGTACCACCCTTTACAGATGCATAAAAGCCCATTAGACGCTTATGTTCTTCTGGGCTTAGTACTGCAAATTCTGTTGTAATGGTATATTGAGGATATTGCCAAGTTGTCATAGTTCGTACTCGACCGCTCCCTGTACGTTTAATCTTAGTGTCCCATTTTTGAGCTTTTGTAGACTTCCACGCAAGGGTTCTAATGTCCGGAAATTTCAATAAATCTGCCATTACCATGTACCCTCCGTAGCCACAAATTCCCTATTTTGATTAACTAAAAATTGTCGTAAAGAACGACCTGCCGAATTTTCTAACCAGTCGCCAAACGAATTGGCGTCCATAGCAGATACGTTGAACGTAATGCCACCAGTAGCAGTAGCACCACCACCGGCACGTGCTATGCCTGCACCCATTTCGTCGTATGTGCTTTCGCTTAGAGGTAATACGGCCTCTTTATACTTACCCTCGCCAATCTCAGCATAAGTTGAGCCATAGGCCACACCACCGTTTGCCATTTTAGGTAAGTCTAATTTTGCGGATCCTAACGATGCAAAACTTGTTGCACCATTAGCAAGTGAAAGCCCTGCCCCTGCGGTAGTATTGGCAGTCCACGCAGCCATACCAGCCGCAGCACTAGCACCAAATGTCGCCATAGATACTTGTTGAGCCAATGCAGACCATGCCGGATATTGAGCGTTAGCTGCTGCAATACTGGTTGTAGTTTCTTGCGATTGCATCATTTTACCGAATATGGCTTTTTTAACCATCGCCGCTATCCAACTTGCAATAAAATCTGCAATAGTCTTTAAAATAGCTTTACCAATATTTTGAATGGCAGTCATTAAAGAGGTAGTACCTTGAATAAGACCTGAAATGCCACTCTGCATACTATCTATACCAGCGTTTAAAGCGTCAATTAATAGTTGCTGTCCATTCCAATGAGCATCGATTGCAGCTTGTTTCCATTCTTCAAGGAGTTGTTTTTTGGAGTCATAGTGCTGTTGCTCTGCAATATATTCATCACTTAATGCAGCTTGTAACGCATCGAAGTTCTGAGTACGCATAGCCTCATCGATAGCATATTTCTCGTTTACCAAGTCAGTATGTTGTTGCAAAGCCTTTTTTGCATATTCGTCTTGCAGTGCTAACAACTCCTCGTTTTTCCTTTGCTCATAGGAGATTTGTCCGTCAGCACTCATTTCGAATTCAATGCCTCGTTGTTTTAACAGATCAATGTGATGTTGTTGCTCCATTTTGTCCATTTTCATGAACTTGTCGACCATATCTGCATAACGGTCCTCGATTTCATCTATGGCATTTTCATAATCATTTTTTAACTGCACGGCAGGAGATACATTACCTGTACTATCTTTACTAGCGGTTTTAAACGCAAAATCTTGTTGCATATCACGAATACCAGTTTCAATGGCACGTAGTTTTGTCATTTCTTCCTGTTTCGCCTTAATACGCTTTTCTGCATAAACCTCGTCAAGTAGTTTCAAGTCCTCGTGGTAATTTTCATTAGCGGTTTTTGATTTCTCAAGTTCTTCTCGCTCCTTTTTGTATTGAAGTTCGATTAACTCTACTTGATTGCCTTGCATTTCAAGGAAAGATTGCAAGATTTTTTCGTGAATTTGCTTAGCCTCTTTTGCTAGATCTTCACCCTTGCCACCTTTACCGCCTCCACCGCCTTTGCCACCGGAGCCACCACCGGAAGTGTCGCCACCTCCACCGCCTCAACCAAGTTCGCCACCTCCACCGGATAAGCCTGAGGTGATTTGCCCCATAATATCACCGGCAGTATTGACGATACTTTGTGCAGTATCAGCAGAAATTGTATCTACTTGTTGAATAGCAGTAAATGTGCCACCAAAGAACTTTGCAACCTTATCACCCACGCTATTAAGTTTAGCGATTAACCAGTTCAAAGCCTCAATAATCTTATTAACACCCCAAACGGCTGTATGTACGATAGTTGAAAATACTTCACTTAGCGTTTCACTAAAGCCACCTGCCGCAGCCCTAGAAAGACCAAATACAGCGACAAGCGTCATTAATGCCCCTACAAATATAGGGATAGGGTTTGCCATCATGATTGCGTTAAGAATTGCTGTAGCACCACTCAATGCAAGTGTAGCCACCTTTGCCACGCCCATCGCAACCGCACTAGCAATATTCGCAGTCCTAATAGCCATAATTACGGCTTGTGTAGTCATCGCAATAGCCCTAAACGCACCAAACGCAAGACCTACCGCACCAATAGCACCGCCCAAGATTACGCTTGCAGCAGTAACCAAAGTTGTGCGAACAGTTAATAAAGCAAGCATTGTATTATGACTTGCTATAATGGCTTTTTGTGCTAAAAACGCAGCACTCACGCCAATAATAGCGGCAGTAATCAAAGGCATTGACGTAACAAACAACTGTACAAAGCTAGATACGATATTTTTAATGGTGGTGATAACCACGCTTAGGCCACTAAAAGCACCCTTAATAATTGCTATAGACACTTGTGCAGCTGCAGCTACTACTTTAAAAGAAAACGCCAATTCGTTTAACACACTCATAAATGCGTCGGAACTTGTCATATTGCCCAGTTCCTCCATTACTGGTTGGAACGCAGCAATAAGATCATTCTGCAATTTAGTTCCTATATCTTGGAATGTCATAGGAATTTCAGCGAACTTCGCATTAGTTTCCTCGGCACTATTAAATAACGCATTTTTGATGATGTCAGCAGTAATAAGACCTTGCGAGCTCATTTCCTTTAATTGCCCTACAGATAGCCCCATTTCTTGTGCGATACTTTGTGCCAACATCGGAGCATTTTCCATAATAGAGCGGAATTCGTCGCCCTGTAGCTTACCTGCTGCCATAGCTTGTGTTAATTGGTACATAGCGGATGTAGTTTCTTGTACGCCTGCACCGGCAATTTTAAATTGCTTATTTAACTGTTCAACAAAATAAATGGCCTCATCGTTGGAGGTGAAAGCGTCTTTTGCTAACAAATTTAGTTTTGCAACGCTATCAGCCATATCTAAAAAGCTACCACGTGAACGATTGGCGGCAGAAAATACCTTATCCATAATTTCGGCGGTGCTTTGACTACCGTCATTGATAAGATCAATACGAGCCCTTAATTGCGTTAATTGGTCCGTTGTTTTAACTGCACTAACGGCCATATCTTTTAACGCCCTACCGGCTGCCTCAATGCCCATTGCAGCACCTGCAAATGCAGCACCACTTTTGGCAGCGTTCATAAGCCCCGGAATTTCAACCCCAAAGACCTTTTGAGCTTTATTTCTTACGCTATCAAGCGAATTAGAAATGCTTTTGCCTAGTGCTTGCTCAGCTTTCCTTGCTACTCTATCAAGTGCCTGTTCAGCACCATTAGACGAGCCAACAATTTTGACATTAATTTGACTTTCGGCCATATGCTATATCTCACCTCCCTCTTGTCTAAATTCTTCCATGAATAACTTTTCTTCGTTTTTGCGTTTAGCTAATGTCATTGGATGTAGTTGTTTCATAATATCCTCGACAGTCAGTTTTCGCTTGCCTGCGATATGAACATTCGTCATTAGGCACGCAAAATACGCTTGCTTACGGTCCTCTATTTTCATTCTTAACTCATAACCATCGGCAAGTTTGTAATATTCCATAGGGCTTAAATTCATGAATTCCCACGGTTTAAGATTAAGCGGACCATAGGCCATGCGTTCCGCTTTCGTTATCCATACTTTAAAAGAGGGGGGGGGGGGGGCCCCCCCCTCCTTTTTTTTTTTTTTTTTTTTTTCCCCCCCGGCGCGGGGCGCTT